AAAATTTACACGCATGTCTCCAGAATATAAGGTCAGATCCGTCATACTTGCTGATTGAATTGTGGGATAATCGTAATAAGAGGTCGCAGTAGAATACTGCGTTCCACCGATTAATCCAACCGTTCCAAAATAATAATATCCTTGGTGCAATGGTACTGTTTGGGTGTTTGATTTTGCGGGGGGTGACACAATGGTTGAGACCGCAATCGTACTTGCATTTAAAAAGACACCATTTGCAGATGTTTGGTAAAAGGTTACTTGTACATCAAATGTGTCTGGTACTTCGTCCCACGTGACGGTCAAGGAGGTTGCTGCGGGGGTTAATGTTGATAATTGAACATTTTGTACAGCCACGGGATATTTGTCGGCGTAAGACGACACATTTTGTAAGACTTCTGTACCAGACAATGCGCGTCCGTAAATGAGCACTTGGCCTATTTCACCTGTAATATAGCTGGAACTATTCCATCCACGACCAATGCGATAGTATTTGTTTAACGCAGAAGATGCTTTAGCGGAGTAATTGGAAGACCCAATGGAATATCCATCAATATAGGTTGTAAGAGCCAAGCCATTCCATGTGATCGCCATGTTGTGCCATTCGTTATTTGCGTATGTATAGGGTTTGCCAATATACGACAAACTGCTGTAAAATCCACCAGCATAAATACCATCCCCGTTAGGAGAATATAGGGCCATATTTATGGTAGATCCTGACAGTGTTTCTGTCACAATGGCTGCATTTTGCGCCGGATTTCCTGTTTGCTTGTACCAGGTTTGTAAGGTAAAGGTGGAATGCGATCCAATTCCGGTAGGACCTGTGGGAGGAAAACGCCAATTGGTAGAGCCGTTCAAGACAAGGCCGTTACCAGCCGCATTCAAGGTCGCTGTGCCATTTTCAATCACAGCATTGTAATTGTTGCCACTGCGATCCGGCCATGCGCCATAGCCAGGGTAGGATTCTACAGACAAGTAGACAATCAGATCCGTGGCATTTACACTGGGAATTATTAGATAGGGTGTAAATACAGGAATGCTGTATCCAGGATCATTCACGGCATAGGCGGCAAATCTGTATTGAGAGGCGGCATTCAAGGACGAAATTAGAACATTGCTTAAATACGGATATTGAGATCGTGCAAGGATGGTGTCTGCTGCGTTACAACTGAAGGCTTTCGCAACAAACCATTCGATGGGAGGTACAGCAACGACTCCTGAAGACACCCAGGTGACAAGGGCGGATGTGTCGGATTGCGGATAGACAGCCACGGACGCTACTTGTTGTGGTTTGAAGCCCGGAGCGACACGGCGAAACAGTGTCACGGCGCTTGAAAATCCGAGATCGTTTTGTGCTGTGATCCCATAGGTATATTTGATGCCGTTTGTCATGGAGGACATGATGGTGGTTGTATATTCACCGTAAGTTGTGAAAGGAGTGTTGACTGTAACTGTACTGACAGGTGGAAAGCCACCACTTGCGTCAACTAATGATATTGTATAGGTGGAAATATAGGAAGCACCTGATCCAAAGGAGGGAGGTGGATACCAATAGAATTGAAGTGTACGATCGGTCGCCTTTGGCCTTATTAATAAAGGAGGCACTGGAGGGTCCGCCATGGGTTCTATTCATCCTATGGAAATTAGACCTGTGAATCTTCCTAGACGGTGCGTATAAACTCCCACGACATGTCTTCACAGATCTTTTGCCAGATCTTATCCTGCATGTACAGTTTCTCTCGGCTTTTCAGCAGGGGGAAGCAGGGTAGGTACTCATCCAATTCGAGTAGTTCGCAGAACTTGTACAGAACAAAGGAATATGACAGGAAATTACTGCGTTTCTTAGGACAGTGTTTGACAAAGGAGAACTGTATTTCCTTAAACATGAATCGTAGTTTCTCTTCAACCTCTCTTGAAAGTACAGGAGCCGATACACCGTTCAAACGATTCAAGATATGTGCCACATGGTCATAACACCGATGAAGTTTCAACTTCTTAATGACTTCCTTGAGTTTGGACGGTTTGACCTTGCTCATATCCGTGATGCGTTCCTTACGAAGTTCGGTCTTGATCTGATCGAGAACTGCCGCCGAAATTTCTGTGGTTTCCTTGGCTTGGAACTGAGCCAGCCACTCGTTTAAGTGATTAATTTTCTTGTAGGCGTAATAGGACATTTCACGGGGAGGATCCTTATAAGAGGGTTTTTCAGAATCAACGAGAATCATATCACGGTGCCCGCATTGAGGGCAGTCCAAGAAGGTGTCATTAAAGTACATCTCTGTATCGCAGATGGGACAGTTACCAAAGTCTTCTGACATACTGTTGGCAATGGCGACATCTGTCACAGTTCCATCAGGGTCTAGTGCCTGCATGTAGGTTTCGAGGGCCTTATCTCGCTTGAATCCCATGGTATTATCGATGCTGGAGGCAGTTTTGGTCTTCTTAGGTTCCTGTACACTCAATGTATTGTGTTGTTCCGTCTCAGGTTTTTGTGTGAAATACGCACAGACGCTGTTGTTTGGGATGCGACTCTTCTTGCCAGGTGTTGGATCATAGGGTGCCTCACCGGATGCTATACGTTCTTGTGCGTCGGTATAGGAAAAGAGAATATTGCCGACTCGTAAAAAATAATCAGCGACCGTGCTTCCACTTTCTAAACCAGCAATTTTTGTTTCTAATTCTTGAATTTGTGTTTCAAGGCGACTATGTTTCATCAAGGTCTGAATGTCTTGGACTTGAGCAAGGATGTGGGGACTAGTGTAATCCCGTTCCGCAATCGCAAGTTCTTGTTTCATAGCCTTTAATTTTGTGCGCAATTCTGGAAGATTGTTTTTTTCATCGGCAAAGGTGGTAAGTTGCTGGGAGTGTAAAGATTCAAGTGTTTTCGCACTTTCCGTCACTTTTGCTACCTTTGCTGTCGGAGGGAGATCTTCCTTACACAATAACTGATCGAGGGACACCTGTGACATTGTCTACTTGTTGTAGGGAAAGCATGTTTAGATAGTAGGGAAGTCCTATACGCAGTTACGTGCGTCGTGCGGTCTATTTCATAACAAGAGGTTCCCGGAGTGTTTCCGTCATTTTTTGGAAAACTCCCGGAGTTAGCCAAAATTTTTTTCTTTTGGCAGGATATAAACCATGGGATCAGGAGGCCTTATGCAACTCGTCGCTTATGGCGCACAAGATATTTACCTTACGGGTAACCCACAGATCACCTCGACATATTGAAGGGGGTGGAAAAGCAATCGGGGGGTGCAAAGGGAATAAGCACCCCGGCAAGTCCGTTAGTGGTTCCACTTTGTCTGATGAGAGACAGCCACAGTTGCTAGTCGTTTTACAACGGCAACATTATCAAATTGCGGGAACACCCTAAAGTTTCTATTACTAACCCACCTCCGAAAGGAAGGTGGGGGCTGAGAACTGAACTCAGAGACAGTAAAAATATAGAAAATTGAGAAGTTGATGAGCACTTCGAAAATGGGCAATCCGCAGCCAAGTTCTAAGGGAACCTACGGTTCCCCTTTGACCCCTCCCTTTTTGGGAAAAATCAAAGGGCCGTGTGTTTCTATGAATGCAGTTCAGAGACTAAATGGTAGTGGGTAGGAGAATTCGGCGATTTCCTCTTTTTCCTTCTTTTTTGCTAAAAGCAAAAGGGAGGGGTTAAAGGGGAACCGTAGGTTCTCCTGCTTAAGTTATAGTCCAACCCCTCGGAGTGCGACGACACAGCCAACCTGTGTTCTATACATTGACGCAAAGCAATGTATGGGCTCCAATAAATTTCCCGAAAGGGAGGGTACACCTTGTCTTCAAGGTCGTCTACCGTCGCCACACTAACTTTGCCATGGAGGCCATTGAACAGACGTTCTCTGGTACGGCCAACTTTGGCAAGAAGGTCCAGTGCACGATCAGCCGCAACGGCGATCTGATCCACCGTGTCTACCTTCAGGCCACCCTCCCCCAGGTGGCTCTCCAGTCTTCTGACGGCTCTGGTGCGCAGTTCCGTTGGCTCAACTGGGTTGGCCACAACTTGATCAACAACGTGTATGTTGAGATTGGTGGTCAGCAGATCGACAAGCACTACGGTGATTGGCTCCACATCTGGAACGAGCTTACCCAGGAGGCGGGCAAGCAGGCCGGTTATGCCGAGATGGTGGGCAACGTTCCTGAGCTGGTGAACCTGCTCGTCCAGGGTGGCGAGGGCTGCGATGCCGCTTGCACGTACAACACGGAGCCCAACGCCCTCAACGAGGTCGCCTCTTGCGCCCCTGAGTACACTCTGTACATTCCTCTTCAGTTCTGGTTCTGCCGCAACCCTGGTCTTGCGCTTCCCCTGATCGCCCTCCAGTACCACGAGGTCAAGATCTGGCTGGAGTTTGAGCAGCTCGCCAACCTGTGCTTTGACTACTCCTCTGCCTCTGCGTCTTACCAGCACACCATCCGTGACCGTGTCGCCACCTCTGGCCTGGTCTCTGCGTCCCTGTATGTTGATTACATCTACCTCGACACGGATGAGCGCCGACGCTTCGCCCAGGTCTCCCACGAGTACCTGATTGAGCAGCTCCAGTTCACCGGCGGTGAGTCTGTGACCTCCTCTGCCAACAAGATCAAGATGAACTTCAACCACCCTTGCAAGGAGCTCGTGTGGGTTGTTCAGCGTGATTCTTTCGTGGACTGCGCCGATGCCACCATCAACCCCTTCAAGGGCCAGCAGCGCAACAACTACTCCGATTGGTGGGATCGCTCTGTGCTGGAGTCTGGCTACTCCGTGACCCGTGTGGAGGGCCTGGCGGGCTACAACCCTGTCGTGACGGCCAAGATCCAGCTCAACGGCCATGACCGATTTGATGAGCGTGAGGGCAAGTACTTCAACTTGGTCCAGCCTTACCAGCACCACACCAACATCCCCGCTGTTGGTATCAACGTGTACTCCTTTGCGCTCAAGCCTGAGGAGCACCAGCCCAGCGGCACCTGCAACTTCTCCCGTATCGACAATGCCACCCTCAACCTCACCCTCTCCAACAACACTGTCGGCTCTACTCTCTCTGCGCAGGTTCGCATCTATGCGGTTAACTACAACGTCCTAAGAATTATGAGTGGGATGGGCGGTAAATTTTCGGAACTCAAGAAGCGAGTTGCGAGGCTGCCAATAGTGCAAAGAAAAGTTTGTGCTAGTTATAAGGTCAAACTCTTTTAAAAGAGAGTTTGTAGCGACACTATCAAATTGCGGGAAAGTCCTGAGAAACCATTTGTACCGTCCTAGAGCCGAAAGGCCTGTCTAGTGACACCACAGGGAAACTTGTGGGTATGGTAAGAATCAAATGGGTAGGGATCATCCGCAGCCAAGTTCTAAGGTTGTGTAAACAACTATGAATGCAGTTCAGAGACTTAATGGTAGTGGGCGGTGAAAATCGCCTAAGATAAAGTCCGGCTCCTCAGAGATGAGGCTTCAAAGAGGAATTGTAATGTGTGCCTTACACATTACGAGGAGAGCTTTGAGGGATACACCCCGATCAGTGTATCAGAATGCGCGCTCGCATACTCCAACTAAACACACTTCCTTGTGTGTTATTTCACATTGTGTGGTGTTAGTCACAGTGTTTACCCATATCTACTTTTTGTAAACGTAGATGTGGACATTACGAAAATTGAATCTAGGTCCCTTGATGAACAACTCTCAAAATGGAGTCCGTTAAATGTAAGCATGAGACTTGTAGAAACAGCCCCAAGGAGATGATAGGCGGATATTGCCAAAAACATCAGCGGTGTCGTCTACACGGTGAAGGGCTAGCGCTCGGCAAATCCTTCTGTCGCAACTTCTTTCGGGGGTGCGACAGTGAAGTAGCAGAAGGAGTCAAAACGTGCGCTGGATGTTTAGCAAAGAACAAGGAAGGAAAAACAGCCTGTGCGCATGAAGGATGTAACTTTCAGGCGAAAGCAGATGATGCGTATTGTGGAAAGCATCAACGGGATAAAATCCGAGAGGAAGCAAAAACGAAAGGCATTAGGTATTGTGATATTGCAAGAGGCTGCATGAAAATCTTGGATAAAGACGCCGTCAAATGCGAGGCGTGTTTAGAAGTAGCTCGCAGAAATGAAAAGGTGCGATTTGATGAACGAGTTCTAGCGTCGGAAGTCTTACGTAACACCCTTAGTATATCCGCAAGATGTTGCGTGATGTGTGGGAAGGACTTTGAATGTTTCATGACGAAATATCATAAAGAAAGTGTGAAGTGTAGACATTGTCAAGAGACGATGCAGAAACAAGACGATAAACGACCGGATAGAGGTAGAATTTACAAAAAAGAAATGTTCCAATATTTGGAAACCTATTATCAACAATATACAAATGTTGCAAAACGTCGTGACATTTCCTTTGAGCTGACGTTAGAGCAGTTTGGTGATATGGTAAAGAAACCTTGTCACTATTGCAATTACATCAAGGAAGGTGAAGCGAATGGGATAGATCGTGTGGATAATGATAAAGGATATCATCTTGACAATTGTGTCGCTTGTTGCGGAATATGCAATCGTATGAAACACGCATATCACTTAGACTTCTTTCTTCAGAAGGTTATGCAAATTGCAACCAACACCCCACCATCTGCAGACTTTGTAACAACATGGCAACGGCATTATCCCCGCAAGGCAACATCGTTCAAACAGTATATATCAATGTCAGCTAAACGCAAGGTTCCTCTCAACCTTATCGAAACCCAATACAATGAAATCACACATAAACCCTGCTATCTCTGTGGTTATTCAAACACAGAAGGGATTGGAATCGACCGTATGGACAACTCGATCCGTGAATATACCTATGAAAATTGCCGACCTTGTTGTCATTCCTGTAACATTATGAAAGCCACTGTATCCTACCAAGAATTCATCGACAAATGTAAGGAAATCTCGACAAAGGTAAAAATTGATAGTGAGTCTTAATATTATCACAAACAACAAATGGAACTCAATCCCGACAGCCTCGCATCGAATGTATTAGACCCGTTCTCAAATCAGAAAACTCAAGCCAAGATCAATATTCGTATTCAACAGCGCAATGGCAAGAAATCCATCACCACGATTCAAGGCCTGGACGCAGATCTCGACGAGAAACGCATTTGTAAGGCCATGCGTAAGGAGTTTAACTGTAACGGATCGGTTGACGAAGACAAGGACTATGGGACTATCATACAGTTACAGGGAGATCAGCGAGCCCTGGTAAAGGAGTGGTTGATAGCGCAGGAAATTCTGACAAAGGAGGAAGCGGATGAACGTCTCGTAGTTCATGGATTTTAAAGGTATAGTCATAATGACTATATCTTTATGATAAAGGTATAAAAACTAATTAGAGCGTGTGTAGGAGCGAGAATTCATTCGTTTGCGGCGATAGGTATGACGATTTGAACGCAATTTAGTTTCTTCGTGATTTACTACAGGCACAGCTACCTCTAAGAAGGGAATTTTGTAACGAAGATTACCCTCAATGATTTGTTTTTCTTTCTCACCTTTTAGTATTTCCTTCAAGTCTACTATTTTTTGGCTGTTTTCTTGTAACTGTGTTGTAACGTCTTCTTTTGTTTGCTTTGCCTTCAGTATCTTGTTCTTATTCATTTCTATATCCAAGTCCGCCAGCACATGTGATACACGTATAATTCCTACCTTGTCTCCCTTCAGACGATCTATTCGTTTCTGCCAAATAGACGACCAAGTCTCATTGGATTCCATCGTTTCTTTGTTTTTGAGTTCAGCATTTGCCTTCAACAATATTTCTTTATCAAGAGTTGGTAGTGGGGTCATTTTCTGGTTTTTTGCCTCTTCTATCTCAGCATTTCTAAGATTTACTATATTCGCAGCCGGATAAAGTGATACAAAGGTATCATATGCGTCCTTATATTTTGTTGTCCAACCTTTTTCCATTGATTTTGCTAAGGATTCGATAGCCTTCATCTGTTCTGTCCAAAAAGGATTTAATAAGAATGGTCTATGATCAAAGCGATTATCGTCTGGTGAATAAGATGTAAGATGAATTGCGTTGGTAAGAATATTCATTTTATGCCTGTTCATAGCATATTGTTTGAAAAATATAAAGACTTTGTTATACACACTCAAAGGACTTATGAATTCTCTATATTTACGAACATCTAGTTGTACAGAAATCCAACTTGAGTTTGTAGGAAATTCCTTCACCTTCAGTTCCAATAATTTATGGAACATGCCGAGCGGGCCCAGTTTGTGTATTTTGCGCAATTCGCCCAAGAGGCGCAAATCATCGTATGTCATACCGATGGCGACTTCATCATCTTGAATATTTCCGTCTTCGTCCGCAGGTGTCAGTTCTGGACTTGCTGTCACATTAATGATGTCCTCCAACATATTGAATTGGTACCCAATCTGTTTAAAGGATTTATCGTGGATTTGTACAGTGTCCGCACACCATTGTAGGAACTCTTTGAGAAATCCCTTATTTAAACTTCCAATTGGATTTACGTCAGCACTTGATGCGTCGTATTTTGTATAGAAACCACGAAGAGCTTCATCGGAATTGGAGGAGGCTAGAACTAAAAACGCAGGCAAGCTGGGTCTTACTCCAAGCAAGAGTGTGTTATGGAGATCAGAAAAAGTATTCGATCCAGCTGTCTTCCCAAAAAATTCAAGTACCTCTGTGTATTTGGGGATTAGATCTAGAGGAATTGTATTCGTTTTAACATTCTTTATCAACTCGGCAAGAAATTGTTCATTTTCAGGTTCTTGTGTACCTTTTGATGATGTTATTGTATCTCTTACAGTTTTATAGTGTGTCCAGAGCGGCCCAAGCACTTCACTATTAAACCGATTGGATGGCAGAATTTGTGATCCGTAATAAGCAGTCACCATTCGTAATCGTGCTTGTATGTTTTGAATGGCTAGATTTGATTGCCAGTCGCCATCCCGCTTTTTAAACCGAGGAATGTTCATGAATGTATCAGCAGGTGTATTTGGATAATTGTCATTTGCGCTTTTTGTACAGTCTAGGAGAGTAGCTATATCAGGTGTTTTCTTTTCTGTCTTGTTGACTATATTTTTCATTTCAATAAAGACACCATCGATGTGGGATGTGATATGAAAGCTTCCAAGCGCATTTGCTAATCGTTCGGCAAAATTGCGAATTTCAGCGGTGTTATTCTTTGTAGGCATATTCGCAGTATGTAAGAGCGCATTCATGAGCGCACGAGGTGTAAGCGCATTAGGTTCAGATGGCGAAGATGCCGAGGACAGTGCTTTATAATATTCTTGATACTTCTTGTACTGGAATCCACCCAAGGGCCCTTTGGGCATTTTAGATCCATTCGCCTCCTCAGCAATCCTAAACATGGCCTCACTAATAAGTTTTTTGAGCACTCGGTCTTCACTATCATTTAAAATCTGTACAAGTTTCACGCACATCATATATATGTATAATGCCGTAGATGAACTGTCAACTCCACCACTCAGAGGAAGGAAAAATCCACCGTGTCCTGAACGTATGATATAATCCCACAGATATCGTGATATGGCTAAACTTATCTCTTCATGATCTGACATCATAGCGCCAGGAATATAGTGCGACATCACCTCGGCGCTTTCTTTCGGAACGCTTTCGGAAAGGGATACCTCTTTATCAAAGAATTGAAATCCTTCTAGACCTGGGATATCCTTTATGAAGACACGGGGTACTTTCACCTCGTGATGGGCGGACTGTATATTTCGGCTGACGGTGGTAGCTCGAAAGGTTCGGACCGCATTGAGATTCACGACGGCTTCCACAACTTCTACTTCATGAAAGGACAAGTGATCTCCAACGGCGAGAAGCTTACCGTTTTGGTAAATCATTCCGTTACCGTCAAATACCAGTCGACCACCGTCATTTCCAAGTTGATTTGAGTACATATACACACCTCCATTACGATCCGTAGCCCCTTTGATCAGCTCATGACGATGGTTACGTTTTCCTAACTGAAAATGGGATCCAGATCCGTTACTTAGAATGTCTACACCCTCAAGTCCAAAGAGGATGTTGGGACTTTCAGGCGTAAACAACTCTTCGCAGACCTCGCTCGCAATGGTCACTCCTTGTGCTTCCACAATACCAATACCGAAGGCCACATCTGTTTGTTGTGTTATCGCCTGAATATCTTCGGGCAAGGTATATCGTTCCATGACAGGAATTTTGTCACGGGACCAACCTGTAAACCATCGACCTTCTCGATAATTTCCGTCATCTGCCAAATATAGTTTGGGACGAATCAGAATGATTTTCGGGATGTATTTTGGAGTACTTGGGGGAGTTGCTAATGTTTCGGCGATTACTGGACTTGTCGAACTTGCTGTATCAGCAATCGTTGTATAGAAGAGACGACAGTTATAAAGAACACCATTATGCATTATAGGCATTCCTATGTCGCATAGAATTCCAGGTATTGTTGTGGTCATAATATCTTTCAAACACATCCATGAAAAGGTTGTTGTATCCATTTCATAAAAGTGATCTTCGCAACTGTAGCCGGGGATTTCTAGTTCGGGACCTAAGCGATATTTACACCCATTTGCTGCTGCTATGGCGATGGACTCCTTAATGCGACGAGTATTTTCTCTAAAATTCAGAGCTTGTTGTGCTAGGTTACAAGTAGCCACTTTTACGAGTGGAATATTAAGTAAGGTCCCACTCATTCTAATAAAGAGAAGGGATATTTTACAGTTTTTTTGCGAACAATTTGGAAAAAATGAAATCGAATTTTTTCACTTGTTCCATCCTCAATTATGGAGACAGAACAACCTATACAACCAGAGCCCGTCACGGACCAACATATGCTGTCAACCTCATACAACCTGATGTATGGACTGCTGGTATCCTTCTTTCTCCCGTACTTGGGCTTTCATGCCGCTCATTTCGTCAGTGCGAATATTTACGCCTATGTCTGTGTCAATCCTACGCTTTATGGCTATGTCATGTCTCTTATATCCACAGGAAGTCCTGTGTGTGCGTCCATCTTACAGGTAATGATGCATACCTCCCATGGAGTCACAGCGATTCTCTTTGCGTCAGCGACGTCTATACGGCAAAGACAGCATAACTATGCCTAAACCCTAAGGCCTTTATAGAAACTTACATGGAATGAGAGTGCTTGGGTATTTATTTTTAGCCTTACATATTTTTGCGAATCCACCGATTATACAAGAATGGGGCGATAATTCTATGGGTGTTTCTGTACATAATGAAACTGGAAACGCCATTATTTTCGAGACCCCGGTCCGATATGTATCAGGAAGAAGATTATTACAAGTAACTCCGACGAGAACACCGACACTGACTGGGACGCCGACGAAAACTAGGACTCCTACCGGTACACCAACAGGAACACCAAGTCGAACAGGAACACCGACGAAAACTCCTACTCAAACTGGAACAGGAACAGGAACACCTACAAAGACTGGTACACCCACGAGGACTCCTAGTCAAACGGGAACTGGAACACCAAGTAAAACTGGGACACCCACTCGAACAGGAACACCGACGAAGACTCCCAGTCAAACTGGAACAGGAACAGGAACACCTACAAAGACTGGTACACCCACGAGGACTCCAAGTCAAACTGGTACGGCTACAGGAACACCGACAAAGACCCCAAGTCAAACAGGAACAAGAACAGGAACACCTACAAAGACGGGTACACCCACGAGGACTCCAAGTCAAACTGGTACGGCTACAGTCACACCGACGAAGACTCCCAGTCAAACGGGGACAAGCACAGGTACACCGACTCG